GATGCCTGTACCCTCAAAGCCTTGTTCGATTGTCTCCCACATACCTTCTAACTGTGAAGCATCCATAGCACCATTAATGTTATGAATAGCAAATGGGACGAACTTAGTAAATACATCTTGATTCCGGGATGCTGCTCTCATCCCCATGATTCGTTCAAAGTCATGATCAATCTCTGAACATTGCTCCCCACACACATGATTATCAATGTAATCAACTGTTTGTGCCACAGTTGTCAGCGATAATAGCGAGAAAAGCATAAAAATTATGTTACGCATTTTGTTGATTTTTAATTGGTTAGCCCAAATCTACAAAATAAACATCACAGTGTTGCAGTACTTAATCATTATTTTTATATTAGCGCTCGAAACCGTACTCCTAGAACGACCGGCCCTCGGTAACCAAAAAGGGGCCTAGACATCGGGTTACAGTAAGCTATTACCATAGATAGCTGAACGTTGTCCCCGGTAGTTTCGAAAAGTGCGTTGGTATAAAACTCGGGTGGGAACAAGGCTATAGGCTGACAGAAATGCCCCCACGTAGGCTTAAGACGGCGAGTGGAAATCCAGCGTTAAACATCAAAAACCGAAGGGGGAATAATTGTATCTATGAGAGAAATTAATCGCATCATTATCCACTGCACAGCAACTCCCCCAACCATGGATATCGGGGTTAAAGAGATACGTAAGTGGCATACTAACCAACCCCCAAAAGGAAGAGGTTGGAGTGATATTGGGTATCACTATGTAATACGCATAAACGGGGAAGTGGAAGTAGGAAGGCCATTAGAGCGTATTGGGGCACACACTAAAGGTGAAAACAGAGATTCTATAGGGATTGCATACTGCGGAGGAAGCAATGCAGACGGTGAAGCAGAGGATACAATGTTTGAGTGTCAAGAAGAAGCAATGCGTGAACTCATCCATACACTACGTATGGGGTATGAAGACAGACATATTACACTCCATGGGCATAATGAATTTGCTGACAAAGAATGCCCAAGCTTCAAGGTGAGTGAAAAGTTTAGAGACATCTTATGAAAGTACTTATATGGATGGCTGTCTGGAAACGCCCAGAAGTAACAAAGCTAACTTATAGAGGTATAGATAGAATTCGTTCTGTAATGAAGAACGAGTTTGATATAGATACAGAAGTACTTGTAGTATCATCAGAAGATGATCACACAGAACTAGCTAAGAGTTTAGGGCATCATGTGTTCGAGTACAAGAACTTCCCAATAGGTGAGAAGTACGATGAAGGTCTTAGAGCTGCATTAGACTATGACTGGGATTATATGTTTCAGATGGATAGTAATAACCTAGTATCTAATGACTTCATACGTAGATGGGTGTACGAAGCCAATAATGAAACACTGTTCTTTGGGGCAAGAAAGTTTATGGCCTTACTCCCAGGCAAGAAATACTATACTGATTTTGTAACACGTAACAGAACAGCATTCTCAGGAGTAGGTAGAGGGATAGCTAGGGTGGTCTTTGAAAGAGCAGAAGAAGGATTCTGCCCTAGAGATATTAACTCAGACCTTGATGGGAAGAGCTCAAAACTACTTACACTAGAAAAAGAGAGATACCCAATACTTGATCTAGACGTAGGTATTATAGATATAAAGACTGGGGAAGATATGCATAAGCATGGTGGGGGAGAGATGCATAAACTATCAGCATTCAAGCGGGATATCATGTATAAGTTCCCAGAGTTAGAATATTGGTTGTAAGAAAATCTTTTATATATTTGTTGCAAATCAAGCAACAATGTCAAAGATTAACTTCATCCCAACTAGAGATTGGATTGTACTCCCTCTACAACGTAAAGATCAAACAGATGCAGGTATCCTTCTAACAGGGGGTGCTGAGAACTCTCTACGATCTAACATTCTAAAAGTAATTGCTGCAGGTCCTAAGTGTGAACAAGTAAAGGCTGGGGACACTGTAATGGTTCACCCAACATCAGAAGGTCTTATTGTGGAGATTGAAGGGAAGGACTACGTAATGGTAAATGAGTTTCAAATCTGTGGCATTATCAGATGAACGCCACGGTAACTCTACCGCTAAAAGAGTTTGATGAGCTGCGAGAAGCTAAGTCTAAAGCAGACAATCAGCTTACAAAACTAAACCGCGCCGCAAAGGAGCTAGAGGTATTTATATCATTCATAAGTACTAGGGAGCATATAGCAGAGTACGTAGAAGAGTTTAACAGACAGTCACAAACCTCTAGAATCACAATAGATGCGGGCAGAGCTAAGATCATATTCAAAGATGGATCAGAGAAAAATTAAAATACGTCCTGAAACTACTTATCAGTTTCTGCAAGTCTTTAATGGTATATTAGAGCTTACAGACAAAGAGATGAGTGTGCTTGCAAAGTTCATAGACGTAAGTGAGACAGTCAATCTGTGTTCCCCTGACGCTAAGAAAGCAGTAGCAGAGTCCATGGGAATAGAGAACCCAAACACCCTGAATATATACGTAAAGCGTCTTAAGGATAAGGGTGCAATAGAGAAAACTAGAAATGGGTATAAGATATCCAAGCTTTTAGAACGTAACTCAAAAGTCGTAATAGAAATCACATAAGCTATGCAGTCAGTTTATAAGATGGTCAAGGGCTTCGTTAAAGAAGCTGTAGAATATGCTAAGCAAGGAGCTCCACATGTTACTGCAAAGCAGTACGAGAGCAGACTAACAGCATGCACAAACTGCCCACATCTAAAGAAAGATGTAGAAAGATGCGGACTGTGCGGATGTCTTGTAGAGCACAAAGCTAAGTGGGCTACAGCAACTTGCCCAGACAAACCCCCGAGATGGGAACCTATTAAAGTAGGGCAGGGAGGTAAGAAAATAAAACTTAAGAGAAATGGAGGAGAAAGTAATACTACAGATACTAGCAACCAAGTACAATCTCCCAATTCAAAAAGTTGAAGAAGCAGTATATTATCAATTCAAGTATGTAAGTACTATTATCAAGCAAGGGAAGTTCGAAGCAGTGCGATTACCATATCTTGGTAAGTTTCATGTACTCCCGGGAAGGCTAAAGCATCTTAACAATGAGGGATTTGATCACAGTAAGTAACAATGTAGTTGTCCCAAGCGCATACGCACTTACTATCAATGAGTTTAAGGGACTCAAATCCAACGAATTGGCTGCTATATACTTCTACACAGACCACCGTTCCCCCTATGCGGTATATGATCAAGACCAAAGAGCTGAAAAGATTAGTGAAGACCTAAAGGTAAAATTTACAGCTAAGGTACTGGGAGGGATTGATAAGTACAAGGAACTATCAGAGACTTCAGCTATTAAGCTGCTTAAGGCTGCAAGAAACTCAGTTACTAAGCTTGAGAGGTACTTTGACACCATCAACCTCAACATACTAGATGACCATGGTAAACCTATCTACCACGCTAAGGATTTGATTGCAAATCTATCTAATATGAGCAAGGTTGTAAATGGTCTTGAAGAACTAGAGGAGATAGTTAAGAAGCATGAACAAAAAGACAACCCGAATAGAGGGGGTGTTGTCACAAACAAGTACTCTCAATGAAGGTAATTACAGCCATACCATACGCACCTAAAGAATACGATAAGAACTTAGGACGCGCATACAACGAGATTATGCGTAGTACAAATTCTGAGTATGTAGTCTTTCTAGACCACGACGCCATGTTCACAACAAGGAACTGGTATCACCAAATATGCACCATTATAGAAGAGAACCCCGAGGTAGGTTTGTTTAGTGCAATGACAAACAGAATTGGTAATAAGCAGCAACTAGCTGAGTACCCTGGACATAACTATCTTGAGCATAGAGTAGTAGGTAAAAGCCTAGCTGACAAACACGGTACCGAAGTTGTGGATCTTATCTACAGAAGAACTAAAGATTGGAGAATGATGTCTGGTGTACTTATGGTTGTAAAGCGAGAAGCTTGGGAAAAAGTAAAGTTTACAGACGGGTTCCTCGGTGTAGACAACAACTTCCACAGAGATATGCTAGAGGCAGGGTACCCATGTAAACTCATGCTTGGGGTATATCTGTATCACTTCTACAGAGGCAATGGAGACAAATCTCACTTAAAGTAAGGAGTCGTGGCATACACATCAACAGTAGACATACAGGACTTTGAGGTAAGAAAAACAGTACACACAACTCTAGGAAAAATTGACCTTGTAGAGCATAGTTGTTTTGATAGGGAAGTTCACTGCTTAAACCTGCTAAAGGACTTTGATTGGGCCCCTAAGATTATAGTGCTTAATGAAAGAACTATAGTAATGACTAATGTAGGTGTGCCTATATCTAATACGAATGCTCCTGTAGATGCCTGTGAGCAGATAGAAAAAATACTTTCAGACTTAAAGTCTATAGGAGTCAAGCATAACGATATAAAGAAGGAAGAGATACTAGTGAAAAATGACAAAATTCACCTTTGTGATTTTGGATGGTCTTCGCTGGGAGATGACTTCTCTTTTGGAAAAGACACCATATCAAGCAAAGAAAAACCCCATGGCATAATTGATGATAGAAAAGCTATATCTATATGTGAGTCTTTTGTAAACCAACGGTATGGAGAACAGCACTTAGTAATAGATTGGTCTAGGAGACTTGGTAATGAAAAAGTAAAGTCAATGATAGAGGAGAGTGGACTTATCCTTACAGAGAAGCACGCATTGAAATACAACGATCCTACTATTGCATCTAGATTCTATGGAGTACGAGTTAGTGACGAAAGGTTTAAATCTAGTCTAGACCTATATCTAGTTATAGATCCTAACCCTGTGTATGCAGAACGCAAGACAACTAAGGGACTTAGACAAGTAAACACAACTATGTTTGATTTGAAGAAGAGGATGAGAAAACTAGTGCCTGGGTATAGAATACATGCTACAGACAACATCCAAGAAACCAAAGACAACCTTAGGGTCTTGGGACTTAAATACAAGAACAAGAAGTTTAAATCAGTGTCAGAACTTTTTGAATCCATAAAGTCCCTCAAGTACGTAGTTATGAGAAACTTCGAGGGTTTTCCAGACAAAATACAGATAGATGAACACCTTGATATAGATATCCTCTGCGAGGATTACTATGAGTTCAAGAGGGCTGTAGACGGGGATTCTGCACGCAAGAACTTCAGATATGAAGATGGGGGATACAGAATACTGAACTGGGTAAGTATAGCTGGGAAGAAAGTCATGATGGATATCAGATTTGTAGGAGATGACTATTACGACAAAAGATTTGAAAAAGACATGCTCAGCACAAGGATTTTTGATGCTGATAGAGGTATCTGGATACCTAACGAGGAGTACCACAAAAACGGATTGATTTACCATGCCTTGATTCACAAAGACGAGGTGTCTGATACCTATGCAAAGAGATTCAAGGAGATGTCTATAGGTGACCCCAAGGCAGAGCTAAAATGCTGGATGGAGGACAAAAAGTACAGTTTTGTAAGACCCAAGGACAAGAGCGTTAAGTTCAATACATATGTTTAAAAACAGTAAGAAATACTCCCCAGCTGCTGAGCACTATCTCGAGTACGGTTTCTACACAGATGCCATACCCGGGACTAAGGAGTATTATGATTACTGGGATGAAGAAAAAAGACGATGCTTGCAGGGATACGAAGACATAACAGGGTACCACTATTTCTACCTAAACTACTGCCCTATCGACAGAGTCGTAGACGAGTTCCTGGAAGATGGTACCAAGATCGCCCGAAGAGAAAGAACATTTCCTGCCTTCTACGACGGAGATTACGAGTATTTTCACGCCATAGACAAATGCCGACGAGAAAATAAACACATGGTTGTGCTTAAGGCACGGCGTAAGGGTTTCTCGTACAAAGCAGGTAGTATGCTAGCACGCAACTACTTCCTAATGCGTAACTCTAAAAACTATGTATTTGCATCACAAAAGGAATACTTGATCGGGGATGGACTCTTATCTAAAGCATGGGACTTTCTATCATTCATTGATGATAACACAGCCTGGACACAACCACGTCTGCGCGATAGAGAAATGCATAAGCAGTCTGGGTATAAGAAGAACGTCAATGGTGCAGACGTAGAGCTTGGGATGAAGTCACAGATTATCGGGGTATCTCTGAAAGATGCCCCAGATAAAGTACGTGGTAAAGCAGGTGACTTAATCTTTTTTGAAGAAGCTGGTTCATTTGGGGGACTACTCAAAGCATGGGAAGTTGCTATGCCTACAATGCGTCAAGGCTCTAAGACTCTTGGGACCATGGTAGCATTTGGTACAGGCGGGGAAGAAGGAGTTGGGTTTGATGGGATGGAGGAGTTATTCTATCACCCTGAATCCTATGATTGCATGGCATTTGACAATGAGTGGGATGCAGGTGCCATGGGAACTAAATGTGGGTATTTTGTCCCTATATATCAAAACCTAGATGGGTTTATAGATGAGAATGGTAACTCTCTAAAAGAAGAAGCAATAAAGCATGAAGAGGAACAACGTGAGAAGAAGAAAGGTGCGAACGACCCAAAAGCACTTGACCAGTACACGGCGGAGCACCCCTTTACACCGCAAGAAGCAACCCTCCAGGTTACAGCGAATTTGTTCGATGTTACGTCGCTTAAAGAACAGTATAACAAAATAAAAGCCCATGGACTTGAGTCGCAAGGAACAGCAGGAGTCATGTACTACAACAAGGATGGAAAAGTATCATTCAGAGCAGCTGGGGAAGTATCTCCGGTTTATAAGTTCCCTCACAGAAAGGGAGACAAAACAGAAGGGGCAGTAGTCATCTATGAGTCCCCGTACAGAACAAAAGAAGAGGAAGTACCTCACAATCTGTACTTGATATGCCATGACCCTTACGCACAAGAGAAGTCTGGGAGTAATGAATCTCTTGGGGCTGCGTATGTAATTAAACGACCCAACAACTTATCAAAGCCTGACGATATAATTGTAGCAAGCTATGTTGGTAGACCACAAACACAGGATGAGTACAACCGCAATCTATTTATGCTCGCGGAATACTACAACGCAAAGATCGGATTCGAGAATGATCGTGGTGAGCTTATTGCTTACGCAAAAAGATATCGCAAACTACATAAGCTACAAGAGGAGTTTGAGATGTTGGATAAGCGAGATCTAAGATCTAAGACAGTCAGGAGACAGTATGGGATGCATATGACTGAGCAGCGTAAAAGACAAGGAGAACTTTACATACGAGACTGGTTGGTTACACCTCGAGCTACAGATGAGGATGGGAATGTTAAACTCAATCTTCACACCATATATGACCCAGCCCTACTGCAAGAACTTATTAAGTTTAATCATAAGGGTAACTTCGATAGAGTTATGGCGCTTATGGTGGGGATGTATCACACACGAGAGTTATATAATAGAGAGGTAGTAGAAATTTTAAGTGATAGGTCTGCAGACGAATGGTTTGATACTATTTATCAATAATTTAGCAAGGATGTACGGACAGGCACAGAACATACCTAGGCAGCGTATCCCATTGTCTCAGAAGAGTAAGAAGTGGAGAGAAGACTGCGTAGAAGCATATATAAATCTTTCAAAGTTTGGGGTAAGTGAGAGGCGCTCTTACCTCAAATCTTTGTACGATTACTACAACGGGGTTATTGATGAGCAAGACTATAGATACGTGCTTAAACCATATGGGAAGACACGTAACAACTTCCCATCCAAGCTTCGTAACTACCCAATCATCAAACCTATCGTTGACTTGCTGCTTGGGGAAAAGGCTAAGCGTCCGCTGAACTATACAGTTACTGTAAAGAACTCAGACTCAGCCTCTATCAAGCAAGAAGAGAAGAATAAGAAGCTGCTCGAACTTGCAAGTCAACTCTTCATGCAACAAATTAGACCTGAAGAAATGCAAGGGGATCAAGCTCCTCAACCCCCTAAGCAATTGATGGAGGAGTTCGAGCGTAGCTATGTAGATCGTAGAGCTCTTAAAGGACAATCTGCATTGAACTACATCATGCAGAATGAGGAGATGAAGCATAAGTTTCAGAAAGGGTTCTTTCACTATCTCGTTGCTGGGGAAGTATACTCACACAAAGGTGTGATACGAAATGAACCATTTTATCATGTTCTCAACCCACTTGATATTGACTATGACAAAGATCCAGATCTTGAGTTTGTAGAAGATGGGGATTGGGCCATGGTACGCAAATACGCACATGCATCCACAATTATAGATACATTTGGGGAGTATTTGACAGATGAACAAATACTAGAACTAGAAAACCCACAACAAGCATCTGCAGATTCATACTTGCTGTACAGAGCTGAAGCTACAGGTAGTGATGAGAACATCTATCGCAACAGACTTGTAGAATGCATTACGGTGTACTGGAAAAGCCGTAAGCGCATTGGGTTTCTGCAATATCCTGACCCCATGACTGGGTTAATGGAGGAGATGATTGTGGAAGAAGGATTTAGACTTCCTAGAGAAATGAGGGAAGGTGGTGCTACTGTTCGATATGAATGGGTGAATGAAGTGTGGGAGGGTACACGTATTGATGGGAGATTCTTCATCAATATAAACCCACTGTCCAACCAACGTACATCACTAGACAACCCATCCCGCTGTAAGCTCCCAATCAACGGACGGAAGTATTCAGATATTAACTCTGATAACATCTCCCTCGTATCTCTAGGTATCCCATATCAACTTAACTACAATATATTCAAGTACCGCATGGAACTTGCTATCGCACGAAGCAAAGACATTATTGCTCAGTTCGATATCAACATGATCCCAAAGAAGTGGGATATGGACAAGTTCATGTACTTCGTAGAAGGTACTGGTATTGCTTGGGTTGATTACAACAAAGAAGGTATTCAACTCTCACCACAGCATCAGTCAGTACTGGATATGTCTATTAAGACTATTGATCAGTATCTGGCACTGCTTGATTCTATCATGCAGGAGTGGGAGAAGATATCTGGAGTAAATAGACAACGTCAAGGAGGTATAGGTCCCTATGAAGGAAAAGCAGCATCGCAACAAGCAATTGTTCAGTCTTCGCACATTACTGAAGATCTTTTTCGCAAATACGCAAGATTTGAACAGCGTGAACTCCAAGGCCTTATGGATTATTCTAAAGAGGCTTGGGTTAACGGGAAGAAGGGGATGTATGTCATGCCCGACAATACCGTAGAAACACTCGATATAGAATCACTCGAACATATGGAGAGTGAGTACGGGGTATTTGTATCTGATGCAGGTAGAGACCAAGATAAGCTTGAACAAGCAAGAGCTCTCAGCCAAGCCATGGTACAGAATGGGGTACCCGCAAGTGCAGTACTTGATATGTTTGATACAGAGAACTTTATCGGTCTTAAGGATAAAATTCAGAAAGCTGAAGCTGCACAGAAGGAGCTTGAAAGGGCACAGCAAGAAGCACAGCAGAAGATGCAAGAGCAGCAGATGCAGATGCAACAACAACAGCTTGAACAAGAGAGGCTTGAGAAGGATAAAGATCGTCAAGTTGAGATAGAGAAAGCATTGATTGCTGCAGAAGCTAAAGACTCTACAAATAAGCTTCAGCTTGATATGGAGAAGATGATACGAGACTTTGAGATAAAAGAGAAAGAGATACAGCTCAAAGAACGTGCTCTTGATAAAGAGGGTGATACTGAACCTAACGGAGTATGACAAACACTCAGCGTAGACAGATTGTAGATGAGGCAAAGTCTAGAGGCTATCAAGGTAGCTATGTAGACTTATTTCGTCAAGCTGCACTCAACGTTGATGATGTTGTACAGGCTAGTACACAAGCAGGAATGGATGGGTTGAGACCAGCCCATCAAGCCGGGAATACGGATGCATCTATGGCTTTCACAGACGTGCCTCCTAATACCCCATTCAACACAGTCGGGATGAAGGCCCCGATAGATATAAAGAAGTACGATAAGCAGGGACATCTAGTAAAATCCTATGAGTCCGTACCTCCCGGCATACAATCTTTAAATACAGGACCTAGCCATGGTACTGTAGTAGAAACTCCTGCGCGTATGCAGGAAGGTGGGGAGATAGATGAATCACTTGATGCTGCAACACTAGAGCAATATCTAGCAGATACTCGTGGACAAACTCCACAGTTTTGGAAGGCAACTGCAGAT